ATGGCAAAATCAAAAGTCAGGGGAATCTACGACGACAGGCGCAAGCTGAAGTTCCTGAAAAATCTGGCTACCAGTTCGCACGTGACGAATTCGGCGACAGCCGCGGGTGTTGCGGTTTCGACCGTGTATAACTGGCGCGAGCGGGACCCGGAGTTTTTCCGGGAATGGATGCGGGCGCTGGCGGCTGGCTATGAGCTGCTCGAAATGGATCTGCTCGACCGCGCCCGCAACGGCGTCGAGAAACCCATATTCCATGAAGGAAAACAGGTCGCGACAGTGACGCAATATCATGACGGCATTGGCGTCAAATTGTTGCTGGCGCACAAAGAGATAGTGGCGCTGACCCGCGCGATAGCGGAGGACATCAGCCCCAAGCAGGTGCGCGTCGATCTCGACCGCAAATTGGGCGACATGCGGATAAAGCTGCTCAGGCGCCGGGCGCTCGCCGAAGGGAAGGGAAAGCCACCGACGTCCGACAATGACGAATGATTTTACCGAGGCGGAGCTTTTTGCCGAATGGACCGCTCGGGAGCGCAACGCGTTTTTCTCCTCATTGAGCCTGGAAGAGCAGCAGGAATTTTTCTATCGCTGGAATTTCTGGGCGCGGCCCGGACAAAGACCGCCCGCCGGTGACTGGTCGATCTGGCTGATCATGGCCGGACGCGGCTTTGGCAAGACCCGGGCCGGGGCGGAATGGGTGCGTGGCATTGCCGAAATCGATGGCAGCGCGCGCTTTGCGCTGGTCGGGGCCAATTATGCCGAAACCCGCACGGTGATGGTCGAGGGCGAAAGCGTTCTGCTGTCGATCGCGCCGCCCGATCAGCGTCCGGTCTGGGAACCGTCGCTAAAGCGGCTGACATGGGAGAATGGCGCGCAGGCGCATCTCTATTCGGCGGCCGAGCCGGAAGGCTTGCGAGGTCCCCAGAATAGCCACGCCTGGTGCGACGAGGTCGCCAAATGGATGAACAATGCCGGGCAGGCGGAAGCAGCCTGGGACAATCTGAAAATGGGATTGCGCGTCGGTTTTCGGCCGCAGCTGGTCGCGACGACGACGCCGCGTCCGGTGGCGCTGGTGCGGGCGCTTGTGAGCGGGGGCGGGGCGGTTATCACAAGGGGCCGGACGCAGGATAATGACCTGCATTTGCCGGTTGCGTTCCTGACCGCGATGGCAGCCGATTATGGCGGGACACGGCTGGGACGGCAGGAGCTGGATGGGGAGCTGATCGAGGAACTGGAAGGCGCGTTGTGGACGCGGGCTATGATTGAGGGGTGTCGGGTTGGTGTTATTCGTCATGCTGAACTTGTTTCAGCATCCAGAGCGTCTGGATTGGCAAATCCGGATGGTCATAAGGGTGCCTTCAGAGGCTCTGGATCCCGGATCAAGTCCCGGATGACGGATGTTATGGCTCGCGTCGTCATTGGCGTCGATCCGCCCGCCTCCAAAACCGGAGACGCTTGCGGGATCATCGTTGCCGGACTGGGCGCGGATGGCAAAGCCTATGTGCTGGCCGATTGCAGCGTGGAAAAGGCCAGCCCTGAAACCTGGGCGCGTCAGGTCGCCGACGCAGCGGATCGTTATGATGCGGACCGGGTGATTGCCGAAGCCAATCTGGGCGGGGCGATGGTGAAATCGGTGCTGCAGGCGGCGAAGATTTCGCTGCCGGTGAAGCTGGTCCACGCCTCGCGCGGCAAAGTCGCAAGGGCGGAGCCGGTGGCGGCGCTTTATGAAAATGACCGGGTGCATCATGTCGGTGCGTTTCCGCAGCTCGAGGACGAGATGTGCGGGTTGCTGATCGGTGGCGGTTATGAAGGGCCGGGGCGGTCACCGGATCGGGCGGATGCGCTGGTGTGGGCGTTGACGGAGTTGATGTTGGGGAAAGAGCGGGTGCCGAGGGTGCGATAGTGGTGCTCCTGCGCAGGCAGGGGGCCATCTAGAGAAGTTTTGGCATTCGCAATGGTTATGGTTTGCGTCAAGAGTTGCGACAAGGACCCATATTTGCCCGAGCGCGGCTCAACATATGCAGGAGATGGGCCGCTCGGCTTTAAGAAAGCTTTGGGGAAGCTTTCGTCGCCTGCGCCCTTCGCAGGGGCACTGGAGGAAGATATGACATTCTGGGAAAATATTGCGCTCGCCTTCAAGGGCGGGGGTGGATCGTTGCGGCCGCCGTTGGGGCGGTCTTATATCGGTACTTATGGTGGCGCTTCTCTTTCGGGGGACGCGCCATTTTCTTATGAGGGCCGGGTGCGCGAGGCCTATGTCGAGAATGCGATTGCCCAGCGGGCGGTGCGGATTGTCGCCGAGGGGGTTGGCGGGGCGCCGCTGGTGCCGTCTGCCGAGCCGGTGGCGGAACTGGTCCAGACGAGCAGCGCAGGCCAGTCGCTGCTTGAGACGATTGCGGCGCATCTGCTGCTGCATGGCAATAGCTATGTGCAGGTGATGGCGGGCGGCGATGGGCAGCCGGATGAACTTTATGCGCTGCGGCCTGACCGGGTCACGGTCGAACCCGATGCCAAGGGCTGGCCGGTTGCTTATGTTTACCGGGCTGGTGAGCATGTGACGCGCTTTGCCGCGCAGGATGCGATGGGGCGGGCCGCGATCATCCATTTGAAAGCCTTTCACCCGACCGATGACCATTATGGGCTGGGCTGTCTTGGCGCGGCAGCGAAGGCGGTGGCGGTGCACAATGCGGCGGCGAAATGGAACAAGGCGATCCTCGACAATGCGGCGCGGCCATCGGGCGCCTTGGTCTATGATCCGGGTGCCGATGGATCGGCGCTGACCGGCGAACAGTTTGACCGGCTGAAGGCGGAGATGGAAGCCAGCTTTGCCGGGTCGGGCAATGCCGGGCGGCCGATGCTGCTCGAAGGCGGGCTGAAGTGGCAGTCGATGAGCATGAGCCCGGCGGACATGGATTTTGTCGCGCTTAAAGAGGCGGCGGCGCGCGAGATTGCGCTGGCCTTTGGCGTGCCGCCGATGCTGCTCGGCCTGCCCGGTGACAATAGCTACGCCAATTATCGCGAGGCCAATCGGGCGTTATGGCGGCTGACGATATTGCCGCTGGCGGGGAAGATACTGGACGGGCTCGGTGATGCGCTGCGGGCGTGGTGGCCGGATCTCGCGCTGACGGTGGATCGGGACCAGATACCCGCGCTTTCGGAAGATCGTGAGCGGTTGTGGAAACAGGTTTGCGAGGCGGATTTTCTGTCGCCGGAAGAGAAGCGGGCGATGCTGGGGGTGTAATTTCCGTCATGCTGAACTCGATTCAGTATCCAGAGCGGCAACTATGGTTCTTGGGGCTGGGATGACGACTTTTATTTTAACCTCAAGCGCCGGGCGCGGGCATCCGCCCGCTTGGCTATCGCGCCATAAGGCGCGGCGGCCAGTCGGCCTTGCCTCGGCTCCGCCTCGGTTTGGTGTTCGCTCGCATGGATGGTTTTTAGCGGGGACGCGGGCCGGTATAATTTTCGGTGTAGCTGCATTCGCGGACATCATAATGCCAGCTCCCGCCTCGATCCAGGCAGGTGTCAATCCGGAAATAATCGATCAACTCAGGATAGAAAAGCAGCCCGATAGCGGCGGCCAAAAGCAACACCGCTGCGATGATGAGAAATCTCTTCATTCGCAGCTAATCCAACGGACGAAGGCAATAATCAAATGCAAAATGACGAAATGCTCGCCCGCCTGATGGCGCAGGCTGAAGGCGATGGTGCTGATCTGGTGACGCTGCGCGCGATTGTCGAGGAGGCGACGGATAGTGGCGCGGTGCGCGAGCTGGACCGGCTGGGGCTGGCCGATCCGACCGCGCAGGACGATATTGACGAATTGCGCGAGCTGCTTCGCGCCTGGCGCGATGCCAAGGCTAGCGCGTGGAAAGCGGCGATCCGCTGGGTTGTGCGTGGGGCGCTGGCGCTGCTGCTGGTCGGGATCGCGGTGCGGCTGGGGCTGGGGGATTTGGTGAGGTGAGGGGGGTGGAGAAACCCGTTAGCCCTGAGCTTGTCGAAGGGCGCCTCCCGGCCGAAAGGCGTGGTTCGACAGGCTCACCACTAACGGACTTTCCTCCCACGGTCCGCTTCGCCGGTTATGCCGCGATCTTTGACCGGATCGACAAGGGCGGCGATATCATTCGGCCCGGAGCTTTCGGGGATTTGCCGGAAGGAAGGTCCCTGCCGCTGCTGTGGCAGCATGATCCGCTGCGGCAGATTGGCCGGGTCGAATATGCGCGCGAAGACCGGCGGGGGTTGCGGGTGATCGGCAGTGTCTCGACCGCGACCAGGGCCGGGCGAGAGGCTGCGGCCATGCTGTCTGGCGCGGGGGTGAAGGGGCTGAGCTTTGGTTATCGGGTGAAGCAGGCGGTGGGTGAACAGCCTCGCGAATTGCTGGATCTGGATGTCGCGGAAATTTCGCTGGTGAGCTTCCCGATGCAGGACTTGGCGCGCGTCCATCTGGTCCAACAAACTTAATTTTATCGCACGAAGACACGAAGGCACCAAGCGCAACGGCTCGCTTTGTGGCTTCGTGCGACACCCATTTTCATTTGCAAGATTAACGTCAGGAAAGGAAAAACATGGAACATACTCCCAAACTCGAAACCAAGGCCGATCCGCTGGAAGCGTCTTTTGGTACGCTGCTGATCGCCGAGGAAACGAACAATCATGGCAAGGCGATTGCCGCCTTGCGCGGCGATGTTGACGGCCTGAAAGGGCAGGTCGATGCGATCGGGAAGGTTGCGGCGCGGCCGGTGCTGGCCGGAAATATCGATGGTGCCAAAGGGATGCCGTCTTCGCCGGCTGCGCAGGATTTCGTGTCGAAATATCTCCGGCGTGGTGAACAGGCGGGGGTCGAGCTGAAGAGCTTTTCCGGCGCGTCCGGTCCCGAGGGTGGCTTTGCCGTGCCGCAGGAAATTGATGCGCTGATCGGGGCGACGCTGAAGGATATCTCGCCGATCCGGTCGATTGCGACGGCGGTGCAGACGGGCACGGCTGGTTATCGCAAGCTGGTGACCACCGGCGGCACGCCGTCCGGCTGGGTCAGCGAGACCGCTGGCCGTCCGGAAACCGATACGCCGGACTTTAACGAGATCGCGCCTCCGACCGGTGAGCTTTACGCCAATCCGGCGGCGTCGCAGGCAATGCTCGATGATGCGGCTTTTGATGTCGAATCCTGGCTGGCCGATGAAATCGCCCGCGAATTTGCCCGGGCGGAAGGGGCGGCTTTTGTCGGCGGGTCCGGGGTCAATCAGCCGCGCGGGTTTTTGAACGCGGCGGTGACCGACGAGAGTGACGATGTCCGCGCCTTTGGCTCGCTGCAATATGTGCCATCCGGTTCGAGCGGCAGTTTTGCCAGCGAGGATGTGCTGGTCGATCTCGTCCATACGCTCCGCCCTGCGTACCGGCAGGGCGCGTCCTTTGTGATGAACAGCTCGACGCTGGCCCATATCCGCAAGTTCAAGACGGCGGACGGGGCGTTTTTGTGGCAGCCTTCTTTGGCCAATGGCCAGCCGGCGACCCTGCTCGGCTATCCGGTAGTCGAGGCGGAGGACATGCCCGATATTGCCGCCGACAGCCTGGCGATCGCCTTTGGCAATTTCCGTGCCGGCTATCTGATCGCCGAGCGCCGGGCGACGCATATCCTGCGCGATCCGTTCACCAACAAGCCGTTCGTCCATTTCTACGCGACTAAACGCGTCGGCGGGCAGCTGATGAATTCGGAAGCGATCAAGCTGATGCAGTTCAGCGCTTCCTGAAGTCCTTGCTGCGCTTCGGTGCAGCGCGCCCGTACCGGTTGCTCCCCCTCTCGATCCGGCACGGGCGCATCTTTCAAAAATCTAGAGAAAGGATGCCGCGACCGTGAGCTATCCCATTGCAGACTGGCCGGATTTGCCGCCAGCGCTGATCGCAGAGGTGAAGGCCTTCGTGCGGATCGACCATGATGCTGATGATGCAGCGATTGACGCGTTTTTACGCAGCGCCGCCGGCCTGTGCGAGGATTTTACCGGCAAGATGCTGATCGTCCGGTCGGTGACCGACATGCTGCCGGCCTGGCAGGCTTGGCAGAAGCTGAAGCGGTTGCCGGTGCAGGCGATCCTCTCGGTCGAGGCGGTGGAAGCGGACGGCACTTCGTCGCTGCTGGCGGTTGAGGATTATGCCGTGGATATCGACAGCGAAGGGCTCGGCTGGGTGCGGTTGCGGCAGGACAGCGACGCCTCGCGCATTCGGATCAGATATAGTTGCGGTCTGGCGGCGGACTGGGACGAACTGCCGGCCGGGTTGCGCCAGGGGATCGTGCGGCTGGCGGGTTATCTTTATGCCAATCGTGATGGCGTGGATGCGGGTGGCCCGCCGCGCGCGGTGACCGCGCTGTGGCGGCCCTATCGGCGGATGCGGGTGGCCTGATGGCACGGGAATTTTCAGGGATTTTGCGGGAACGCATTTTGATCGAGAGGCAGTCCGCTGGTCGCGATGGGCTGGGGTCTGCCGAACCACAATTTGACGCGATCAGCGCGTTCTGGGCGGCGGCAGAAGCTATGCACAGCGGCAGTGCCAGCGAGGCGGAGAGCCGTTCGGCCATGCCTCGCTGGCGCTTCATCTTGCGGGAAACCCAGGCGATCCGACCGGGTGATCGATTGCTCTGGGGCGGCCGAGTGATGACCATAATGAATGTGGTTCTGGAGCATCGGCTGATCCCTAAAACCATCTTGCAGGCGGTAGAGAATAGATGATGGAAAAATTGCAAAAACGCGGCGAGGTGATTGCCAAGCAGCAGCTCTTGCGGACCAAATACGAAATCAAATCGGTGCTGCGGGACGAACTGCCCAGTGATGTCCGGATCATCGAAACCGCAGATGGAATCCAGATCGAAGCACGGCGGCTGAAACAGCGGCTGCTCGATCACAGCAGTTTGCGCGATATCGGTTTTCTGATGCGGGCTGTGCGATGAGCAGCGCGCTGGAATCGGTCCAGCAGCAGCTGGTGACGCAGCTGAACACGCATTCACCGTTGATGGGTCTGATCAGCGGGATATTTGACGGGCCGCCGCCGCGCGCGGATTTTCCCTATATCGCGCTGGCAACCGGGGCGTCGCTCGACTGGAGCCACAAGGGTGGGGTTGGTCGCGAGTTGAGTTTGGCTTTGACCGTTCACGACGACGGGGAGACGGCAGCACGCGTGCATCGGGTGATGGCGCTGGTGGAAGAAGCGCTGGAGCCGGGGCTGGATGATCCGGTTGGGTGGCAGATTGTCACCTTCGATTTTCGCCGGACAAGAATCTTGCGCAGCGCGGTCAGTCCGTGGAGCGGGTTGGTCGAGTATCGGGCGAAGGTTTTGAAGATTTAGTTCCCCCGCGAAGGGTTTTTTTATTTTAACCTCAAGCGCCGGGCGCGGGCATCCGCCCGCTTGGCTATCGCGCCATAAGACGCGGCGGCCGGTCGGCCTTGCCTCGGCTGCGCCTCGGTTCGAAACTATCCAAGAGTGGGGGACGCCGAATCGACGCGAAGCGGAGGCAAGCGCGACGGCGCGCCGGGCGAAAGCCCGCCCTGTCGGAGGCGTTCGCGCAGCGAACTGCCGCGAGACACAACAACCACCAAATAAAGGAACCAGAATATGGCAGCAGAAAAAGGCAGCGCCTTTCTCCTGAAGATTGGCGATGGCGGAAGCCCGGTCGGTTACACGACCATTGCGGGTTTGCGGACCACGCAGATGACGGTGAATGGCGAACCGGTGGCGATTACCAGCAAGGATAGCGGCGGCTGGCGGCAATTGCTGTCGGGCGCGGGGGTGCGCTCGGTATCGGTGTCCGGGGCGGGTGTGTTTACCGGCTCGGAGGCAGAGTTGCGGATCAAAAATCATGCGCTGGGCGGCGTCATCGATAGCTATGAACTCAGCTTCGAAGGCGGCGAGCGGATGCAGGGGGATTTTCTGGTCGCGCGGCTGGATTATAGTGGCGATTATAATGGCGAGCGGAGTTACACGCTCAGTCTGGAAAGCTCCGGCGCGGTCGCCAGTGTCTGACCGGCCCGCCAACGCCCTGCGCGGTGAGGCCGAGATCATGATCGATGGCACGCGCCTGATCCTGCGGCCCAGTTTTGCCGCCCTGGTCGCGGCTGAGGAGGAACTTGGCTCGCTGTTCGATCTGGTCGAACGGGCAGCGAGTGGGCGGCTTTTATTGACGGAAATTGTGACTTTGTTCTGGCATGTCGCCAGTGATCGACCGGAGCATTTGACCCGGGAACGATTGGGCGAGGGGATGATCAAGCTTGGGCTGGCCGGGGTGACGCCGGCGCTGAAGATATTGTTGCGGCAGATTTTGTCGGGTGGAGCCGAATGA